ACAGGTAGCTGCAACTTTAATAGAAACAAGTAATGGAAATCCTATCTCCTCCGGTTATGGTCAATTTGGAGATGCTCAAGTCCCAGGAAGTTTTAATTTATATGGTGATCCAGCCAATGATATTTTATTACAAAGAGTAAAACCCCTCATGGAAAAAACTACCGGTTTAAAATTAATAGAGACTTACTCTTACTCTAGAGTATATAAAAAAGGAGATACTTTAAAACGACACAAAGATAGACAAAGTTGTGAGGTGTCTACAACTTTAAATCTAGGTGGAGATCCTTGGCCAATATATCTAGACCCAACAGGAGGATATAATAAAAAAGGGATTAAAGTAAATCTTAAACCAGGAGATATGTTAATATATTCTGGTTGTGAGTTAGAGCATTGGAGAGAACCCTTTAAAGGAGATTGCTGTGTTCAAGTTTTTTTACATTATAATAGAAACAATAAAAATAGTATAAAATATGATGGAAGAATACACTTAGGATTACCCTCTGTTCAAAATACTCCAATCTTTGATCGTAAGAATAATTTTTTAATAATATGAAAGCATTTAAATATAATAATAAAAATAATTTTATAGCGGGTTGGTATATCAGTGACAAAGTTTGTGATGACATGATTAAGTTTTTTAAAAAATCAAAAGATGTAATAGATGGGACATGTAATAGATACGGTAAAACTGGTATCTATAAAGATATAAAAGATTCACGTGACTTATCGCTTCCCTCTAATTCACAAGACACTATACCTATTAATTATTTAATAGCTTTAAAAAATGATTTAGAAAAATATAAAGAAAAGTATAGTTTTTCCAATTTAATGCATGGGAATTGGAGTATAGTTGAAAATTTTAATATACAAAAGTATCCAAAAAAAGGTGCCTTTAAAAAATTTCATTTTGAAAGAACGGGCATTGACGGTAGTTCTTTAAGACATTTAGTTTTCATGACATATTTAAATGATGTAAAAGTAGATGGTGAAACAGAATTTTTTCACCAAAAATTAAAAGTAAAACCAGAAAAAGGTTTAACTTTAATATGGCCTGCAGACTGGACCTTCACACACAGAGGCCTTCCAGCTCCTAAAGAGATTAAATATATTGCAACTGGGTGGTATAGTTATGTCAAATAATTTTGTATTAGAAAGAAATAACTTTCTATCTAAAGAAGAATGTAGTATTCTTATTAAAGATTTGAAAGGTAAAGTGAAACCACCCGAGAAAGAAGAATATGGTTATGAGAGCTGTGATTTAGAAGGAACCCCTATCTTTAATCAAATACAACACAGAGTCTCTCCTTTATGGGGAGAATATATTAATGCATTTCCAGAAGTTAATTTAACTCCAAACAAATGGTCTTTAACTTATATTCGATTTAAAAAATTTAAACCCGGTAAATCATTTGAGCATTGGCATTCTGAACATAGCTATAGTCATTGCACAAGAGTTTTAAATATACAGTTGTATTTAAGCACACATGATTGTGGAACAGAATTTTATAATGGGGATGTAATTAAATCGGAATTAGGTAAGGTAGTGATCTTTCCATCTTACTTTACACACACCCATAAGGGACAAAAATGTCCAGACAATAAAACAAGATATTTAATAACAGGATACGTTAACTTTTTAAATTTATAATATGGAAATGTATAAACACATTCTAAATGGAGCAATACACATAGAAAGAAATTTCTTTGAAGAAGAACTGTATAGAAAAATATCTAAAGAAATTATAAAATTAAAATATTCTCCAGGCTATCAACCAGGATCATATTATTATGGTAATAGATTTCAGGGATATCCAAGCCATGAATGTGGGTGGTCTAAATACAAAAAAATTATTGTAAACAAAATCGAACATTTGTTGGGCTGTAAAATAAAAGACGTTAGTATAAAAGTAAGACGTACCGATATGGATGAAGTTGCTAGATCAAAATTTAATACGACTTATGGTTTAGTGCATTCTGATTCCACTGATTTTGGAGCTATTCTTTGCTTTAATCAAACAAGTTCTGGTGGAACAGTTTTTTTTGAATATCATTTTGATAAATATCCAGATATTTCGATAGGGGCTTTTCCAAATAGAATGATAATATTTAATGGTAAAAGAAATCATACAACTGGAAATGATTTTACATTTAAATCGGTTTATAAATTACTTCTTTTTTTTAATAAGGATGTAATATGAAAGTAGAAAAATTAATAAAAGCAAAAATGGAAAGAGAATACTTTTTTATAAAAGGACGCTGCCCTATTGATGCAAAATATTTTATTAAACAAATAGAAGTAGGAATAAAACAAGAAGATAATAAAAGTTATACAACTAATGTGATTGGAGAAATGACTGACTATAAATATTTTCTTAATGATAAAAAATTTATGAAATTTTTCATGCCTGTTTTAGATCTACTAGATACCCAAAAGTTCCAAGACTTTAGTTCATATAGGTTACAAGAAGCGTGGGGTTTTAAAGAAGGGTTTACTAACTATACAAAACAACACCAGCATTTACCTGCTGTTCTTTCTGGGGCAGTTCAACTATCTAATCATGAACAGGTGTTAGAGTTTCCACAAATAAATGAAACCCTAGAATCTAAACCAGGAAATTTTGCTATATTTTCTAGTTTTTTATTACACAAAAATAAAAGAAGTGTAGTTGATAAACCTCGATATGGTTTAAGTTTTAATATTTATAATGAGTTTAATAAAGTATTTAATAAAGATACACAAGGAGCATGAGATGAAAAAAAATTTTATAGCAATTAATAAAGAGTTTATTACTAAAGCTAAATGTAAATCATTAATTAAAACTTTAGATAAAAATTTAATAACAGATGGGAATGAATATAGTAATTACGAATTTAAAGATATTAAAGATAAAAAAATTCAAAAATTTATAGTGGAGAAAGCGTTAGCAATGATACAGACGTATTGTTCCTACTATCAAGAATTAAACATGACAAAGGATAAATGGGCTCTTACTTCACTAAGATTTAAAAAATTTAAACCAGGTCAAGCGTTTTATGCATGGCATTCAGAGCATTCTGGAAAATATTCTACAAGAGTTATGGTGTTTCAACTTTACCTCACTGATCATAATTGTGGAACTGAGTTTTTTAGCGGCGAAACTATATATTCAGAAGCAGGGAAAGCTGTTTTATTTCCACCTTATTTTACCCACACCCACAGAGGTCAGCGTTGCCCTCAAAATAAAACTAGATATTTAATTACAGGATACTATAATTTTATTTCGTTAGTTTCGAAATAATAGATTTATACTTTAATACTTTCTGTCTAAACTTCTCATTGATTTCTAACAGAGTTTCAATATGAAGTTCTAATTTAGCATTATTCTCTTTAAAAGTTTTATTATATGCTACTTCAGATCTCTTTACATCTTCTGCCATGACTAGCTTTTCTTCTAGGTCTTTAATTATGTCGTCTTTTGCATCTTTCATTAAGCTCAAATGTATTGATAATGCTTAAAAAGTCAAGTAAAGTGACCCTACTCAAAACTTAAAAAATATGTTAAAGGCGTCATATGCTACAAAAGGTAAATTTTCTACCCGGATTTAATAAACAAGTCACACCTACTGGTGCCGAAGGGCAGTGGACAGGAGGAGACTATGTTCGTTTTCGATATGGAACCCCTGAAAAAATAGGAGGATGGGACCAATTAGGCGCTGATAATTTAACCGGGGCAGCACGAGCCCTTCACCATTTTGATGACAATGCGGGAATTAGATACGCGGCTATAGGAACAAACAGAATTTTATATGTCTATTCAAGTGGACAATATTATGACATTCATCCCATTGACAAAACAATTGCAGGCTGTGATTTTTCTACAGATGCGACAACAACAGTTACTATAACTTTTCCTTCTGTGCATGGTATGTCAGAAGATGACATTGTTTTACTGGATAATGTTACCGCGCCTCCGGGCTCAGGGTACTCCGATGCAGATTTTGAAGATAAGAAATTCATGGCAACATCCATTCCTACAGCAACAAGTATTACAATTACCATGGGCTCTGCTGCATCAGGAACCACGACTAATGTAGGAAGCGCACGAGCTCAAACTTATTACACCGTCGGTCCGGCTCAGGAACTGGGCGGATTTGGTTATGGTACTGGTCAATGGTCAGGAACTGCTTCCGGTCCAGCAACAACAACTTTAGCAACAACAATTGCGTCCGATGCGTCAGTTACAACTGTAGTCTTAACCAGTTCGGCAGCCTTTCCTACTTCAGGAACAATTAGAATAGGGAGCGAGGATATTACTTTTACAGCCAATGATATAGTCACAGGAACTTTAAGTGGTGGTGCCCGTGCTCAAAATGGAACTACTCTAGCTGGACATACAGCGGGTGTAACTGTTACTAACATTTCAGATTACGTTGGCTGGGGCCAATCTTCTACAGAAGACGTAACCTTGGAACCTGGCATGTGGATTTTAGATAACTATGGTACTACTCTCATTGCTTTAATTTATAATAGTAAATGTTTTTCATGGGACCCAACCGTTGCCAATCCGACTGGAACTAGAGCCACAGTTCTTGCGGGTGCACCAACAGCTTCAAGACATATGTTAGTATCTCCCGTAGATCGGCACTTAATTTTTTTAGGAACTGAAACAACGATTGGTACATCAAGTACTCAAGATGATATGTTTATAAGATTCTCGGATCAGGAAAGCACTAGCGAGTATACTCCTTCCGCAACGAATACGGCAGGAACTCAACGACTAGCCAATGGTTCTAAAATCATGGGCGCTATTCGAGGTCGAGATGCTATTTACATTTGGACAGATTCAGCCATCTTTTTGATGCGTTTTGTCGGTCAGCCCTTTACCTTTTCTTTTGAACAAGTCGGAACGAACTGTGGACTCATTGGTAAGAATGCCTGCATGGAAGTGGATGGTACCGCTTTCTGGATGTCAGAAAATGGATTCTTTCAATACGCAGGTCAGCTTCAATCGATGCCATGCCTTGTTGAAGATTATGTTTTTGATGATCTGAATAGTACTTCAAGGAACCTTGTTAATTGTGGTTTGAATAATCTATTTGGAGAAGTGAGCTGGTTTTACTGTAGTTCAGGTTCGAATGTAGTGGATCGAGTAGTTACTTATAACTATCTAGAATCTGTCATGCTCAAAAAACCGATATGGTATACTGGTTCTTTGCCAAGAACGGCCTGGGAAGATTCTTCCATCTTTGATAAACCTCATGCTTGTTATTATGACAATGCTGATGATGTTTCATTTGATGTAGTAGGCAATACGGATGGAATTACTATCTACTATGAACATGAAACAGGGACCGATCAAGTTAATGCAGGTGGAGCAGTAACCGCTGTCTTAGCTCAAATTACATCAGGAGATTTTGATATTACACAAAAACGTGCAGCACAAGGACAGCTTTTAGGGTCTCCAGATCTCAGAGGAGATGGGGAATATCTAATGAAGATTAAAAGATTTCTACCTGACTTTATTACCCAGACCGGAGACACTCGGATCACTTTAATGCTGAGAAATTATCCCAATGATGCAGCAGCGGGTTCTTCATTAGGACCCTTTACAATCACAAGTTCCACTGATAAAGTAGATACACGCGCACGTGCTAGAGGCATTGCGCTTAAAATAGAAAACACCGCAGTTTCCCAAGACTGGAAACTGGGATCATTTAGACTGGACATACAACCAGACGGGAGGAGATAATGCCAGCATTAGGAATTGGATATAACCCAACACTTATAAATCAAAATTTAGATACAAGTATAGACGACGGAAATCAATGGTACGAAAATATCGATAAAAACACTACAAGACTAGTCCCATCACAGAATCCTAATAACTATGGAAGTACATTTGGAATAAGTATGAACCAGAATTTTGGTATTCCAAATACTGGAATGGGTAATCAATTCGCTGATGCTAGAGGACTCATGACTAGCAATAATGCTTATAGAGGTCTTTTTCCCGGACAACGAAATATTCATAAAGGATTTGGAACAGCGGACGTAAGTTCTACATTTACACCTCCAGAAAAAACAGGAATACTACAAAGTATATTTAACAATACTATGGTGGGAAGAATACTCGGTAATTTTAAAGACAATCCACAAGAAGCATTTAATCGTGGGTATTTTAATACAGTAGGTACGGGGCAAGTTGCTGGTAATCCAACTAGGGATTTATTTGCTGGTAAGAATGTATCTTATATGTCAGATAAGGGATTAGAAGTGGGAGGACAAAAAAGAATTGATAGGATTGATAAAACTATAGCTGATTGGGAAGAAGCTGCTGCACTGGGTGATCTAAAGGCTAAAGAAAGATTAAGAACTACTACATTATATGAGAGAAGAAAAACTTTTCAAAAACAACTTGACGACTACAACGCACAATTAGCAGCTAAACTAGCTGAAAATAAAAAGAAAATTGAAGCACCATCCAATATTACTACTGGAGATACAACTAGGGATACTGGCGGTTGGACCAGTTCAGGATACTCTACACGAGGTGGGTTCACTGGTAAAGCAGATCCTACTAGTGGTCAGGTAAGAGGCCATCATGGAGCAGCTCAAGGCGGAAGAATTGGATACAACAGAGGAAGAGTTGTTAATCCTGGTGGATATCAAGGAGACGAAGAATTCGAAGATGAAAACACATTAGAGTTTATGCAAGATCAAGGAGTTCCTCATAGTGAGATGGCTGAAACGAGTCCTTTCGAAATGAGAATACAAGAATTAATGGATGAAGGTATGTCTTGGCAGGAAGCTTATCAAATAGCTTCAGAAGAATTCGGTCAAATAGCAGAAGGAGAAGGAGACTCTTTCAGTGAAGAAGGATTAGCGAGTCTTGTATAATGGCAAAAATTACTCAAGCATTAACAAGAGCAAGTAAGGATTACGATCAAAAAAATTTACAAGCCTTAATTAGAGACTTAGACGCTGTCATTAATAAACTTAATACTTCTTTTCAAGAAGAAGTTAAACAGGAGATAGAAGCGAGAAGTTTCTTTTTAGAATAATGGCAGTCATTAATGAATACAAATTTTATGGAGTAACTTTAACAACCACGGATGAAACAACAATGTTTGATCCAGCTGGTACTCTTCCTTTAATTAGTGAAACTTATATTATTAAGTCTTTTCGTGTCACTAATAACACAGGTAATACACCTACTATCACGATTAAAAATAACACTTTTAATATTATTAATACTCAAACCCTGGTAGCTAATGCCAGCACAGAGATATTAACACTGCCCTTAGTGGTAGAGGGAGCCAAACTATTAAAGGTCACTATGAGTTCAAGTGATTCTACCACCATTGGAATCACTTATTTAAATATTAAAAAGGAGGTTACAGTATAATGGAACTTAAACCAGCTAAAGTGACGACAACGATCAGTAATTTAAAAACAAAAGAGATTTATAAAACCGAAGAAGAGTGGAAAGCTAAAGGAATTGACGAAAAAGACATCAGAAGAGATGTCCATGTCCTGATGCCAAAGCTTGATTTATTTGGTAAAACAAAGTAGGTTCAAAATTTAGGCAAAATTATGACAAA